GCACTTGAATCATAACGTGCTTGGTGTCGTCAGCGAGGGACGAGAAGGGGGTGACTACCGAGGACGAAACGGTGGTCTGCGTGTGCGAGGTTCCCGATTGGGGAATCGCCTGCGAGGGGGTGTTTACAATGCGTGCGTTGGCCATGTTAATTACGTGATTGCCGTGAATTGTGGGTTGAGATGCGACAACTAAAGATTTGGTTGTTGCGCTTGTTTTCCAGCTTAGACAACTGGAGGTCAAGATTATCATTCGCAATTTGCATTGCGTAAACAGCTTTGTCGTTCTGTCCGTCTCCCGTGTAAAAGTCGGACAATGCGCTGTAAATGATGAAATCCCGAAACTCCGAGGGGATGTCCGTGCTGTCGGGGGTGTAATTGGTTACAAGGTTCTTCTTGTAGGTGACGTATGCCGTGGTTGCGCTGGATGGCTGAAAATCAACTATCTTCGCCCCAGCAGACGATACGACAAACTCATACTCGCGGGGGCTGCGCAGAACAAACGGCTCGCTCTGGTAAATCTTGATGAACTCCCCGATGTCATTCTTGCTGGCCTGGGTGAACGCTATGGTGTTGGCGGGGCTCGTAAGGACATTACGCTCCTCGCCAATAACCAGATAGCGGGGCCATAGAATAGACTTGTCGTAAGCCTTCTTTACGGCCAAATTGACTGAACCCTGCAAGAAAAACTCATCCGTAGGCGTAAATGACGCTAATCCAGCAATAGCCGCAAAGCTATTCTTAATCTCGGTGAATGTAACGTCATTTAGCATTGATTAAACGAGCTTACTTGGGATCGTTGCCTAGCACAGCAGCTTCGGGATTGAGAGCGGTGCCACCAGCAGCGACGTTGTGACGACGGAACTGAGTGGTGGGGCGATACTGAAGGATGTCGTGGCGGAACTGACGGCTCTGATTACGAACCTTGTCAATTTCTTGGCGAAGCAGAAGCTCGGCATTCTGGTCTTCCACCTGAGCCTTGTCGGTCTGTCCATCACCACGCAGGAAGTCTGCATAGGCGGCAAAAGCAAGATACTCAAAGAAGATGTAGGGAATGTTTGGATTGTCTCCAGCCTCATCTCCAAAGAACCCACTTGTGTAGGCTCCGTCATTTGAAATGATTGCCGACAAGTCTTTGCGATAGGTTATGAAGACAGCTACGTTGTTAAGAGCCGTAGGATTGATTATCTTGATCGCGGGATAACCAGCCGCATTAAGCAAGCTGACAAACGCATATTCCTCGGGGTAGCGAGTCGTGGTTGGATTGGTCTTGTGGACACGGAACACAACAGATGCGGGATCTGCCAATTCCAGGCCAGTTGCACTTGTTCCGCCAACTTGAATCGTGTTGGCGTCAGCGGTAAGCAGAGTTTCAGACTCACCAATTACCGTGAAATCGGGCCAAGGATAACGCTCGTAAGCATTACGGATACGGCGATTTACAGACTGCCGAAGGAATGCGGCGTCATTGGTTTCGAGCGTGCCAAGTCCGGCAATAGACTTAAACCGCTCCTCTAAGTTGCTATAGGTAACTGTTGCGTGAAAAGATGAGGACATTGTTGCGGTTCTTAAGTGTTTTAACGATTATACCTTATTGGGGGCGAGGTCGCTAAAGGTGCGCTGGAAGTGCTTAAGAAACTCTTTGCTATGCACCTCGGCATGGCCATACTTGGCCACAAGGCGGTAGTATTCGCGGGGCGGTATCACCGCTACGCATTTGCCAAGGCCAGGGATGGTCTTGTGATTCTTCATGGCAGTAGCCTGCCCGCGAGCCAATACAACACGCGCTTCTTCCGTGCCAATTTCATTGGTCAGGGACGCTTGGATTTCTTTCGCCAACTCACGATCTATTTCCTCATCCGTGAATTGCTGTGATTTAGCAATGATGTGCATAAAAAAAGAGGCACCCCGTAGGGTGCCCCAGTCTATCACTAGAGGTAGCTTGCTTTATGCAGTGGGGATGTCCAGCTGACGCCAGCAGAGAATCCACGAACCAGCCGTGAGGCTGGCGACGGTGCCGTTGAACTCCATGATGAGGTCGGCAGCGGTGGTGGCGTTACGGGCATAGCCGTTAACGACGTTGCTGGTGGTAGCGGAGCCGCTGTCGGTGCCAACGAAGGCATCGCCAGTGTTCCAGAGGATCTGGGTGGCGGCATCCACATCGCCGTTGTCGATGAACTCATCGGGGTCGGCAGCGGTAACACCGAAGTCGATGGTCAGGTCGCTCGCGCCAGCGGGATCGACAACCTGATAAAGAACAGCGGTATCAATGATGCCACCAGGGCCGATGGAGCCAACCTTCTTCTGGTTGGCGGCACCGATCGTGGAGAGGAATCCGGTGCGCTGAAGATCCAAGTAATCAAACTTGAACGAGTGGGTGAAGCCAGCGACAGCCTCGTTGATGGTAAGTTTAGCCATTGTAGTAGTCCTTGGTTAGGGTTTAGGAGAGGGCAGTGATCTTGCCGTGCGCGCCAGGGTGATTGACGAGCAGGGTGAGGGTGGTATCGACATAGCCACGCTCGCCGCCACCGAAGTTGGGGAGGCGGGTAGAACCCATCGGGATGAACTCGGCAACACCGTAGTAGTCGGGGTTGATGAGGTATCCGGTGTCCTTGTTGGTGGTGTCCGGAGCGCAATCGAAGTTCATGTTGACGATGGAGACGAGACCGTGGTCGGACTCATAAATCTCAACAGCCAGCTTGATCTTAGCAACGTCGCCATTGAGGTTGACGGCGCGAACCGAGTAGTCGGACGAACCGGAGCTACGGGCGAAGTCGCTGATGACACGACGGAGAGCCGAGTCAGCAATCAGGGTGAGGTTGTTGGAGGTGCCGGTAACGCGAGCGATGGAGGTGATCAGGTTGTTGAACACCGTCTCGGTGAAGGCAGTGCCGGACGACTGGATGCTGCCAGCGGGCGTGCGGTAGAGGGCGGGAACCGGATTGGTAGCCTGAGCGGTGGACTGAATCCACTTGCCGAGACCACGGAGGCCGTAGGGGGTGCCAGCACCGTCCTCAACGGTCATTTCGTTGTCGGACATGAGGGTAGCCTCGATGTCGCGCTTCAGCTCGCGGATAGCCTTCAGCTCGGCCTGAGCGATGTTGGCGGGGCCAACAGACTGGGCGGCGTTCTGGAGGTCGGACACCATGTAGTCGCGGCGGAACTTCTGGACGTAGTTGCCAAGGCGGGCGCGATTGGCGAACTTGTCGGTGAAGGTGGTAACGTCGGCACCCTCGGCAACACCCGTGGTCACGGGGGAAGCAAGAGAGTCAACAGTCCACTCGACGTAGGTGGCATTAGCCTTCGACTTGGAAGCCGAGGACAGAACGGGCGTTTCCTCGGGGGCGAGGATCGTGAGCGAAGAGGTCAAGTCCTCGCGATTGGAGACGGCAGAACCAGTGTTAGTGGTATCGTAGGTGTTTGAAAAGGCCATAATTAGTAATGGTTAATGTTAACGTTTAGAGAGTTGAAGGGCGCGGAGAGCGACGAAATCCTTGGCACTGCCTGTTTCATAGAAACGTTTGCGAACTTCCTCTGCTTCCTTGCTTTTGCGGGCTTCTGGACGTTCCGACTGAGCGGCGTTACCAGTGAGCGAGCTGGGCGGGGTCAACTTAGGTTTCGGGGTCTCGGTAATCAACTTGCGCCCATAGATGCTATTGGCTGCGTGAGCCAAAATGTATGGGAGTTGCGGGGCGATGTCTGGGGCAGCTTTCTCCAGCTCTTGCAAACGGGGGTCATTCATAATGGCCTCGTATTGCTTGCGGGTATCGTTATCCTCGCCATCTAACCAACTAAGCTCCTGACGCGCCTTGTCCTCAAACGCCTTGCGCTGGTTTACACGTGCTTCCGCCGCCTGCAAATCAGCAAGCTGGGCGGGAAGAAACTTGTTCCTCGCTTTACGGGCATTCGCTAGAGACTGGCGAACCTGGGCTTTCGTTAGCTCCTTACCTTCGACAACCGCGATAACGTCGTCATGAGCCAGATGGTCATTGCTGAAGAGTTGGTCTTCAGCCCATTCAATGACTTCCTCAATCTCGCGGGCTTTCGCCTGCAAGCTCTGGATGTCCTTAATTTCCTTGAATGGATTGTTCTCCACCTTGGGCGAGGCGAGGGGGTCACCACCGTTTCGCTTGGCTAGTTCAGCCTGCAAAGCGGCAATTTGTTCCTCTGCCTGCTTGCGCTTGGCTGTGAGTTCACCGTAGCGGGCCACCGCTCGGCTATTCAGCTTCTGTGCAAGCTCATTAATCTCGTTCTCGCTTAGTTCTCCTAAGTCGGGAAGTTTTGAAAGAACGTCCTCCTTCGGTTCAGCGGCTTTGGGCTCCTCGGCTTCCGCGCTAGGCTGCGCTTCGGGCTCAACGGGCTTCTCCTCCGGCTTTTCTACGGGCGGCTTGGCAAGCTGCCCAAGGCGGCGAGCGATAAACTCGGCACCTGACATATTTGACTCCACGGCATTTGAGGCGGGTTCCGCGATTCCCGTTTGGATTTCGTTAGACATAGACTGCGCTTTAGAACGCCAAAGCGATAGGCGATGACGAAATATACCACAGCCTTTGCTTTGTTACGCAGGGGTTGACAAAATGACATTAAATTTTCAACTTGGCCCTGTTCGTTCTATTGGATTCCAGTTTTGTCCGGAGTGGTTCTCCGGTCTTGATAAACATGGTTACCCCATCGGGAGCAATCTCGGTGGGGTTTTCTTTTGGCTACGCGCTTCGCTTGAACCCCCGCCCTACCAGTTCAAAGGACTCAATGGTGTGGTCGTAGATGTCAGTTTCCCTGTCTTGGATTAGCTGTGCGGTGGCGCGGGCAACTGCCAGCTCCGCATCATCCAGCGAGGCGTAGCAAGTCTTGCTGTAATAGGCATAACCGTCTGGCCTGTAAGTGTTTCTGATTAGGTATATTTTCATTGTTATTGAAAGAGACACCTCGCCTTAAGAAGAGCGAAGAAGGGTGGAGACAGGTTCCCTTGTTTCTCGCGGAAGAGCTTTGCGCTACGCTCCAAGCAAGACAAGAAACAATTGAACCAGAGGGTTCTTCGCAAAGGCTTACCGCTCCCGCTCGCCTTGCCGACGGCACTCGCGTTGCTCGCGTCCGACGTGCAACCGTATTTTACAGCAAAAACCCGTTCTTGTAAATCCGTAGAACTACCTAGTTAGTTCTAACTAGGGAATACACCCTAGTTAATTAAGCCAATCTAAGCCATAGCGAGCATATGCGAGCTTTCAGGTAAGCGTAGCGTTAGCCAATTAGGGCGGCGCGGGGCGTTACAAGCATCCTCTCCCTCTAGGAAGGAGAGAACCCTTACTCATTATCCTTGTAATTGTGGAAAAAGAGACAGCCTTTACTCGTTATCCTTATGGATACGGAACACCCTATCCGATTGGGACATGGATAGGATGTCGTTGTAAGCGAGGATACGACCAGAGATTTGCTGGAGCGTCTCCGTGCTCACGTTGTGCATATCGGCAATGGCCTGTTCCCGCATCTGCTTCACGTTCCTGAGATAGACGGCAAACGCTTCATGGTTCGCCAGCATATTTACCGAGTCTTGGAGGTTCATAGGTTCTGGGTGGACATACCACCAACGGAAGCGGGGGCGGTGCCAATCTTGCCAATTTGAGCGTTCTGAGCCTGCTGCAACATAAATTGGTATTGCTCTGCGTATTTGGTCAGGCGGGCGGCAAACGCCTCATCGCTCTGCATACGCTGCTGAACGTCAGGCTGGGAGACGTATTGCTGGATTAGCTGGAGGGCAATCTGGGCACCGTTAGGACGGGCGGGCACTTCGATTGAGGAACTGATCTTCGTCAGGTCATCGGATACGTGCTTGACCATCTGCTGCTGCGCCTGCTCTGCGGGTTGCAGAATGGCTGCTGCCATGATGGGATCGATGGACGAAGCAACCATATCGAGGAACGAGTCGATGTTGATGCGCCCGTTCTTGTCGAACTGGAGCAACGAGGCAAACTGCGTCACCTTGTTCTCTAGGTTCTCGGGGTCGGTGCTGAGAACGTCGAAGGTGATGTTGAGATCGTAGTTCTCGTCGGGGTTGCCACGGTCAAGCTGCATGGGATCGGCAACGCCCGTCACCTGATACAGCACCTTGTCGGGGCCAAAGCGTTGGAAGCAACGGAAAGCCATGCGCAAGACCTGAGCCACATGGTGCAAATACTTGTCCACAACAAACTGAAGCACCTGCTGGGAGATGGGATGCTCGGTGTCGAGGCCAACCAGACGGTCTGCCTGCTGCTGCATCGTGTTCTCCATCTCCACGGAGCCAGCATTGAACTGGGGCTGCGGGCCAAACTGGAACTCGCCAGCACGCCGATAGGGAATGTAACGACCAGGCCCCCAATCGGAGGGAGCATTGCCCACGGGGTGCATGATGGGGGGCAGCGTAGCCATGCTATTGCGGTCGATACGGCTATCCCGCTCCACCTTGATTTGCTGCTGAATACCACGCAGCTTGTCGGGGATGGTATGGGTGTCGTAGAGACGCTTGGCATCCTCTGCCAGACGGGTAACGACCACTGGATAGTCCTCGTAGCCGTTCATAAGCTCAAACAAAGCATAGCCACGGGTTTCGCTGTCTCCCGTGAAGGAGCGGTGGAACACGGTGCGATAGATGCCCTCGGCTCCGTCCTCCTTGTCAATTAGACGCTGGTAGGCACAAATCACCTCAATCAAGTCATTGGCCTTGTAGACATTATCGGTGAGGCTAAGGCTGCGACGACCCTCATGTTCCCGCTCAATGGAGTGAACATTGACGCCACGGAAGTCCTTAATCACCTTCTCCACCCATCCGGCGTCCCAGCCATCGGTAAGCACCTTGTTTTCCAGCTCCTGAGCCGTCATATAGGTGCGCCAGAAGCAATAGGGGGCTTGCTGCGGGTCGGTAGTCCACGAAGGGAAGAAGAAATCGCTGTCGGGAGTCAGGGTTTTGACCAACGGGGCATCCACTTGGCGACGAATGATGGGCACATCGGCAAATCCCTTCTTGCGGAGGTCGGAAATAGCCTTCTTCGCCCGCTTCTCCGTCACTCCTTGGAAGGAGGACATCACCATTTGCACCAAAGCACCGTCATTTGAGCCGTCAATGATGGCTTGAGCCACATCGGGAGCCATCTGAGCAATGTCTTGGAGGCTTACGTTCTGCAAGAAACGCCTATCCTCCCGCTGCCAGCCTACGTAGGAAATGAAAATGCCTCGCTCAAAGAGCATATTGGCACCAAACTCCATCTCCTGCTTGAAGCGGGTAATGTAGCCGGACGTTACCATCCACTTCATGAAGCCGCTAACCACCTTCGCACGGGCAATGTCGGAGCTTTCTACGGGGAACGCACGGATGTTGGCCTTCGCCAAAGCAGTCATGCACAGGCTGGTAAGACGATTGATGCGCTCATCTATGACGTGCGCCTCAGAATCGGCTGCACCGTCCCACGGGAAGGCATCGGCACCATGCTTGCGCAGGTCACGGCTCTTGCCAGGCCAATAATTGCGCCGCTCGTCATAGCTACTACGGCACAGGTCGAAGTAGGACGAGAGTTCGGTGGTGGTGGAGGCGTATGCGCTTGCCAGAGCCTCAACGTCAGGCTCTTTGTCGAAATAGGTGAGTGCTTCCTGAACGTCTTTAGTCTGCATCTGGAGGTATTAGGGATTGAAACTTGGGCTTAACCGATTGGATGACGGTGTGAACGTAGCCTTTATTGACTCCAATACTATCACAAAGGTCGCTTGTCTCTACGGGGCTTACGTCGCAAGTGAGTTCCCGCCTAAGCAACTCCCACGCAAGCAAGCGGTCAATCTGTTGATTGATCCACTCCTTATCGGTGGTAATGTCACTTGCAGTATCGGTAGCTTGTTCCGGTATCATCGGTAATAAGTTCGACATTGATGTTCTTCCCATCCAGCTTGTCCCGCATACGGCGAGGGATGCAGACGGGCACCTTGCCCTCCTTGCCATGTAGCTTCACATAGACGTAGTTGGGGTTGCGGGCACTGTAAAGGACAACACCACGCGCCTTGTTTGGCACAATTTCGGGGATGTCTAGGGCCACACGTAGCACCTCCACGGCATCTTCCGTAAACCATGTGTTCTTGCCTCGCCCGCTCCATTGCTCCTCCGTCAGCTTCTCCTTCAGGGAAAGCAAGTCGTTTACGCTAGACCCCAGTTGTTCAGCCAGTTCAGTAATTTTGATTTTCATTAGTAACCACCACGTCTATTCTTTGATGCTTTCATATTGTTCTCGTCGCAAAAGTAAATAGCGGCAACCGCTGCATAGCGGATAACGTCGATAGGGTCTTTAGCTTGCTCATCCGGCCCGCCCGCTCCCGTGTATTCCTGCAATGCCCAGATGATGTTCTGGCAACGGTCTGACACGTAGAAATGGGGACGGTTGATGGCATCTATGGGAGCATTCTGGTTGTAAGCCATCTTTGTCTGCAAGGCTGTAAGACCATCCGCCTCATCCAACCCTGGGGCTGGCACGCATATCACGCCCGCATCCGCCAAGTCCTCTATGATCGAACTCTGTCCCCACTCATGGCTGTATTTGGCCTGACCGAGACGGGGGTCGATTAGACGCTCATAGATGTTCTCGCCCACCTCCATCCGGTTAATCAGGTCAACGTAGTCGCGGATGCCGTAGCCTAACGACTTGGCTCCTTCGCCTGGCCCCCACTTGCTGCCCCGCCACGTTCCCCACTCGCCCACGTTGATGTCGGGCCATTCCCGATAGACATACCACGTATCGGTGGCATCCACCGCAATCCAGCACATAAACCAGTTCTTCCGCCCAGCAGGGTCTATCACCATATAACGGGTGACGCCCTTGGTAGGAATTTTGTCATGGGCTATAACATTGATGCTAGTGTTAAAACGGGGGAATAGCGTAGTTGCACTCTTAGTAGGTATTCCATACAGACGAGTCTTAATCCAGTCATCATCGTTCTTATTCCTCGCCTCTTCCAGCACACGCTCATAACCAGAGAAGGGGTTGTCCTTGGTGTGCATATAAAGAACATAAGCATTTTTCTTCAGGCTCCTTTGAATGTATGGGACGCTCGCACCTCGCAGTGCTTCCGCCACCTTGCTTTCTTCCGTCACCGCATTGTCCAAATACTGCCTGATAGTCTCGGTGTAACCATCAATAGGGGTGAACGTCAGCAACAGCTTGGCATCACGGGTTGCTAGACGGAACGAGAGGGTGTTGATAAGCTCCGGCCCGCCCAGATACTCGTCGCACCACGCACCGAGGTTGGTAGTCTTTGGGTCATAGCAACCAAGCTCCAAGCCTTCCAGCACTGTCTGGTTCTGGATAAACTGGCTATACGTCTTAAACAGAATGCGGCTACCGTTAGGAAGAATGAAGCCATTACCAGCAAAGCCGTTCTGCGTGGTGTAGGAGATGTATTCGTTCGCCCCTAGCGTCTTACTCTTCAACTCTGCGGGGAGGGCTTTGTAAATTGCTGATTGCTGAACCAGCACAGACAACTCGGCATTCTGGGAGAAACATACTATCAGACTGTTCGGATTCTCCATTGCGCATCTCACTACCATCCAAGCACCTCCAGATGTTTTCGCGCTTCTGTTCCCGCCCAATACAAGCAACTCGTTGCATCTATCCAGCAACTCCGGCATCCGCTTCCAATTGTCTAAGACAATACCGTAGCGATAGGGGTCACTCTCCGCTTTCTTAATGGCATCGTGGTAGTTGCGATAAACCGTTAGCAACTCCTCCGGCTCCATCAAAGCCTGCTCCTCCTCAGTGGGAGGCTTCAGTATCGCGTGCTTAGCCCAAGTAAGCATCAGTTCTTACCATCCATCATATCGCCATTGGACATAGCCTGCGCCTCAATCCTGATTGTCCACAACAGACCAGCCTTGGTCTGCAAGCACAACTTCCCAGCGGTCAAGCCTTGCGCTTCAGCCAGAAGAACCAGCGCACCAGCCGCATCGGCCATAGTCGTATCCTCGCTCATGTCTCCACCTCCCCATCCGCCTCATCAAAGGCGCACCAATCATCCTCATCCATAAGCTCGTCCACATCCACCTCCACCTCCTGTCCCTTGTTTGAGACAATGAACGAGCACCCGCCTTTACGTAGCACTATGCCCGTAACCACCGCCTTCACATCGGGCTCAGAGACAAAACGAACAATGTCTCCTATGGCATAAACAAATTCATCTTTTTTCATCTAAAATAAAAACGAGGTCGTAAGCCCCCACTACGTAACTGCCGTTTACGGTCTGAATAAAATTGGTAGCACACCAATATGCCTTGGGAGAAAGCAACACCCCGCACTTAGTTTTTTGCCCACCCAAAAACCCTTGTTCGTGCGCAATCATAAAAACGCCAAACATATCAGGCTCATTCAGGGTTTCCTTTTTAGATAGATCAATTATGTCCATAAAAATTATACGTTGATAGCTTCTGCCTTCTTCTCAGCCATTTGTCTACGGATCTTTTCCTTAATCTCAGCCAAATGCTTCGCCACATCCTCCACTGTCGGGCCTATGTTTACCGTAACCGCCTGCTTCGGCCCCTCGCCCATAGCCACCAAGTAGTTCTCCCCTAGCATAGACGCTGCCTGGGCGAAGTCACGGAGGTTGGTCTTACGGATCTGCTCCTCATCCTCCTCCATCGAGTCCATCTTCTTGTGCATCAAAGCCTGCACCCTTTCCTTGAGCAGAAACGCCTCCCCCGCCGCATATTCCCGCCAATCCCCAATCACCTCCTTATGCGCCCTACACATACGCTTTAGAGCCTCCCTACTGACCCCACATTCCTTCTCCGTCTTCTTCATGCTCCCAGTCAGGGAGAGTGTCTCCAAAACCTTTATAGCCAGCTTCGGATCCTTCGCCTCTATCGTCTGCGCAGAGACACGGGCCACCGCCGCCACACTCTTCACCACCTTCTTCCTCAACTCCTTCATAGCTCCATCTTCCATATAACCCAGCTTACTGAGACAACCTTCTCAACAAGTCAATAGGACAAGACAAGGAAAAGGGGGGTCTATGGGTAATTTTTTTTACGGCTTAGGTAACCAATCAAGATTTTCCTGACAAGGACAAGGGCGACCCCCTCCCCCCCTAGTGCAATGGATTGGCAATACCATAGTCGATTAGACAGAATAAC